CCTTATTTCATCCGTAGGAGCATTTTTACTTAAGTTTAATGCTGTTCCAGTTAGACCTACATAATTGCTTCCAGTGTTTGCCTTAAGTCTTTTTACCCCACCTACCATTTCTGTTGATAGGTTTGACATTGACCCATTTGTAATTACAATATTATTTAAAAATCTACATCTTTCGTACCGCTCAACTCTTTCAGGGTTTGTAAAAATTCTATTATTTGCATTTGTAGTAAATGCCATCAGGTCTGAACCATTGTCTTTAATATGTATTTCTCCGCTAGACCCAGTGGAATCTAATGGTTCATATTTTGGTATTAATGCAATTTGATTATTATATTCCCAACCTTCTGACTCAGAAAATGAAAATAATGTTTTGCTATCATAAGCGCCAGCAGTTGGATTTGCACCCGCAGAATAAACTCCAATTTCAGAAATCTCATATCTTTCTTCTGTTGGAAGTTCTGCTGTAAGTACAACTTTAGCAGTTCCATCGTCATCTTTTATATATCCTCTAGATGTAATTGGAACACGAAACATTTCAAAGTCAAGTGAGGTTTGGTTAGAATAGTCTCCAAATGGAACTTCTGGATCTGGATCTAATGGCTTTGCTCCACAGCCCACGGCAATATAGGAAGCATACGCTGGGGACTGACCCACAAGGTATTTAGCAATTATATTTTTTCCATTATTAGTTATCATAGTTATTCCACCTCGTATATTGTATCACTAAGAACAATCCCCTGCTGAAGGATTTGAACCTCTACCTGCTCTTCTTTACCCATATTAATAACGTTGATTATGATGTCTCCAGTTATAGGATCTGTATATACTATTTTACAGTTTGCTATCTGCTTAGTAGGATCAACCTCATCAAGCGTATATCCAGTACCACATTCTGGGATTCTGTCGCTAAGTTTAATTGGGAAATTTTTAAAATATGAATCTGCCGTTTTTTGTAGGGCAAGAATATTTTGAGGGTTATATTGGAAGAATATAGAACTTAGGTTTTTAATAGGACTATAAACTACGTTCTCTCCATTAATTAAATCACTTCTAGATATGGTAATAATTTCATGGCCACCTATATCTTCAAATATTAAATCAGTCATTATTTCAATAGGAACAGTATCAGGAGGAGTAATTATTAAATCTGGTGTTGCTGGCTTAACCGCCTGTGGTCTAGTAATACTTGGACTGGCTTGTGGAATTGGTGGGGTTGAGTTAGTTGCCATTACTTTACCTCACTTAAGTATAGCGTCATGTCTGGACCTTCTGTTCCTTTACTATATTCAATGTAATATACAACATATCTATCATTTGCAATTTTTTGAATATTGTCTTTTGTGTATTTAACAGAAACAATATCTCCTAATTGAATTGTAGAATTAGCAAAAATCTTAACGCCAATAGATTTTCTTGGTTTTATTATTTTAGACAATAACCACTTCATTAAACTATTTGCTTGATCTTGCGTTTGAATGTATGCAGTTTGAATAGAAAAATCTTTTTTACCGTAAGTCATTCTGCTTAATTTAATATCCTCATACTCTTTATTTATTTTAAATGGAGACACAATAACATTGGAGCCTTCTATAATAGGATCAGACAAAGAACTATTTTTAGAATAATATTCATCTACCGTCAACTCTCCATTAGATTCTTGAGTAAATGTTACTCCCTGGATTCTTAAGTAGTTTCCAGTCGTCTCATCTAAACTTAACGCAGTATCTGTAGCATTAAATATCATGAATTCAGCACCATAGGATCCTGCTCTAAATCCAGAAACCGTGTACCCCTTTATCTTGTTAAACGTTGGAGACATTTTTGCATAAAGTGCTGGATAGGCTTTATCATATCTAATATTAAATGTGGCAGCCTCACGCATGATAGTTCCAAACTCTTCAAAATAAATGCTGTACTTATTAGGTTCTGAACTACTGATTCCAGATAAATAGGTTCCCTGAATAATACCACTCATAGCATACTTTCTAAATGATTCTGTAGCATTAATCTCATCATCAAAAATATTGTTAACTGGTGTATCCAAAGAAAACACAGCATTTTGGCTATAGTTATTTGCCAGTGCATATATGTTTTCAAACATAACTCTTGATGAGCCACGAACAAAAAGCGCCATATTGTTATATATTGGAAGTGGGTCTTGATCTACAACTGTTGTCAACAGTGAGCCGTTCATGTATAAATGAAAAACTCTTGCATTTCCTAAAGCCTCATACTCAATTCCAATATCGTAAACTGTTACATTTTGTTCAGATGCCATCCTGTATTGACCAGTAAACTTGCCATCATCTACAATAATATTTCCTAATCCCTCCCAGATTTTTACTGGTATGGCATCAGAAGAAGCAGAGTCTTTTTTAATTTTATAAAATACAACATTATGTACATTCTGTTTTTCAAGAGTAGATATGTTAGAACTTCCAAGTGCACTCAACTCTAAGTAATATCCATTGTTTGTTTCTGGATTTACCATTATGGCAAGACCTCCACCACCTCCAGAAATAGTTATGTCTCTATCTGGAGTTAGTCCTGGAACAGTGTAGTAATTAGTACTACCGTTTGCTGTTTGTCCACGGCTTGCATTATTTTCTATCTTTCCTATAATTCTCATTCTAGTGCCAAAATGTTTAAATTTATTATTAAGTGGCTTATAGACATATGAAACAAAATCTCTTGGCTTGCCTGTTACTGGTATCGATGGTCCTTGCATAACAAAAGCAGAGGATTGTATAGTTCCAGATTTTGGTGTTGTAAAAGTATTTACATCTGATTCAGCATTAAAAGTAGCAGACATAAAATTTCTTATAATTCCATTTCTTGTTGTTTTTTTGGCAAGTTCATTATTTATTCCAGCAGCACCCTCGACAGTATTTGGTGCTTGTGTATTGTCTTCAAATAAATACTTTGACTGCATAGAGCACCCTCTAATGTTTGCGTCATCTCTCCAGTACGAGTTTAATCCTGCATAGTGTTCTGTAATAGAAGTTCCAAACTGTCCTCTTCCATGTTTTGCAACTGCTCCATTTTTTAATTTTAGCACCCCATTTATTTCTTCATAGTTGGGTTCAGTGTATATTCTTACAAGTCCAGTAGGGTACATCTTTCCGTTAAACGGTAACTGTGAAAAATAGTACTCATACTCTTGAGCACTGCTAACCCAAACGTTGCCGAAATTAGCAACATTAAATTGTGCAGCATCGTACTTAATTATTTCACCATTAGAATAAAAATATCCATTATATCTTGCTATCCAATAAATACCTTCACCAAAGTCTATAATGTTATTTGTCAATTCTCTATTTACAACTGTAGGTATTTGATTGGACAAGTTAGAGTTAAGTGGTATAGCACTTAAAAGATATGAAGACTGCATGCCTGTTTCATTATTAACAGACTTGGTATTTTCTGTTCCAGCAACTTCCCACAAAAGAACTGGCTTATAAATCCAATTTCTGTCCATATCAATTAGGCTTGCCTGCTTAATAGTTCCTACAGATCTTTGAATATATTTTTCAGAATAATTAATCTTGCCATCATTAAATACTTGGTTTTCTTCTGATGCAATTTCAAGAATGTTTGGAAGAATGTTTAGGTTTGAATCAGGTTCATTTCCAGATAAATAAAGATCTATAGGTCTTTGATCTGCTGTTGGCATTATGTAGTCTTTGCTCATCATAACAAAATTATTATATTCATCAAAGAACATTGCTGATTGAGACGATATTGCCAATTGCTCTAAAACTTCTGCAACGCTAACATCTGGCTCTACATAGAAGTATGGGATTATTAATTCTGTTTCATTTGCCACTCTTTTAAAAGTGTAATTTGCAAATCCAACTGAGTCTAATAAAAATGCTACTGCAGAACTAAGAGATACATTTGTCATTAAAATTTGTGGTGCTGTTAAATTTTCAAAATAAAAAAATAAATCTCTTAACTCTAACTCTACTGTTTGATCTGATTTATTGCTTTTTGGAAAACCATCTGAATACAAAGTCTTAACTGGAATATAATAATCCCATCCGTCTACATTAAAAACAATATCATAAAACTTAATCTGTATATGTCTATTGATGTAGTTTTTAATTATACTTTCTGTATTGTTTTCATTAAATGCATCATCGTAATCAAATATAGAAAGAGACCCAGTGGATGCTAAAAGTTGTCCCACTGGCATTCCACTAACACCTAAATCTGAAGCACTCTTTTTTACAGAAAAATCTACAGTCTTATCCGATATGTCTGCCGTTAATCTTGGGGACATTTCAATAAGATCAAAAGTACAGTTTGACTTGTTCATTGTATCAACAACAACTCTAAGTCCCTTAATGTTATCGAACTCTCTATAAACCTGAGCACCACCAGCATTTAGATATTTTGTAGGGTTTGTCATATCTGTTACAAAGTTTGTCAGTCTGTCTACCTCTGACTCTTCTAGATACCACCCGTACTGTGGCGTGAAAACCTTATAGTCATTAATTTCATCTATCCAGATATGAAATTCACCTATGTCATTTTCATTGGTACAAATTAAATAAGCATATCCATTCACAGACTTTTCTGGCAATAAGGTTTCAGAACTATACTTTTCCGCATATACAAATATATCTCTGTACTGTTGTGGCACCTTTAATCCATATGCCAACTCAACGTACCCGTCACTTTTTATGATAGGCGTTCCGTCTTTTCTAACAGAAGACTGATTAAAAGATAATAAATCTACCCATGAATTATTTTTTAAAGCCTGTACTTTCCATCTAACTGGAGTTGCTTTCTTAGAGTCTCCATAAAATGGATCAGATATTGATGCTGACGCAGAGGAGAAAGTTCCAAGGTCCACGCTGCCAACATGTGTTTGCATTTTAATAACAACTCTATTTGCAGATACAGTATCTTTATATACAATAAATGGTGCGGTATCTTCAATGGCAAACTCTCCATTTTTAGAAAGAGATATTCCATACTCTATACCATTTTCAGTTCTAAACGATGTCCAATATTTAAATGAATCCTTAACGTCTGGCATATAATATCTAGGACGGTTTGCCATATTAATGTTAGGGTGATGCAAATAATTTCCTGGTAAGTATACTGCTTTATTAATTCCTGATCTTGGTCTAAATTGTTTAAAGCAATCTTCTAACGAATAGATCATTTTTAATTTTTCTTTTGAAGTTTTTAAAGTTATTGGGGTCTGATTATCTTCTGGATCTATTCCTCCATCAATAACTACATCTGCATCTGTGGCGCCATAGTAAAATGGTATGGACGTGTCTTTATTTTCTGATGGGTCGAAGTTACTTGGAATAATTTTATATACTGAGTCTGACCTAGTTGGCCTATATCTATAGTTACCAATCTTAAGAATGTTTGTTGGGGAGTTCAAATTCCACTCAGCAATAACAGCGCTTTTAGTTTTAACTACAGAAGATGTCTCTAGATGTTTTTTTAAATCTTCATTGTAAAACATTATGCCTCTTCCAAGCCTATGGATATATTCCAGAAATCAAACTTAGGGCCTCTTCTATTTACTGTATAAGAAAAGTCAGTAAAGAAAACTTCTACTAGTTCATTATATTGTGGAAGGTGTGCATAAGCAGAATCATCTTTTCCAAACACAGAATACTTATCGTATGATAGATAGCACCAAAATGATCCCTGATGGTTTTCATACCAATCAAGAAGTTCTACTCCTCCAGCACCACCGTCGGTTGTATACTGTGCATCTGGAGAGTTAGGGAGTCCAGATTGTCCAGTCATTTCTGATTGTCCGTTTGAATCAAAGTCTGGATTAAAGGCAAAAGATCTTGAAGGTAAGTTAGTATAACTAAGATTTATTACTCTTTTGTCTGCTATATGATAAGATCTCATTCTTCCGTTTATCATACGTTCACGCTTTTCAATTCTTATTTTTCCAAAATCTATTGGTGATCTATTGTCATCTGATAAAATTAAAAATTGATCAATGTTATTTGGATCTACTTCAGATCCTGGGTTAGCATTAATCTCAAGACCGTTAGGTATATACAAACCATTTTCCAGTTTGCCAGAATTTTCAGACCACAACATAGCCTGCGGTCTACCATATTTTTTACGACCATTCATATATGTGCTAGTTGCCATTATAGTCTAACGCTCCTTAACTTCTGAGAATTTACTCTCTGTATGTTTGTCATTACAGCCTGTGCGATTTCGTCTGGATTTGCATCAGACTTAACATTTACATTAATACTATAATTATACACTGAGTCGCCAACTGACTCTCCATTATTTATAGCCTTCATATTATCAAGACCAAATGATTCTACAGCATATCTGCTCATCACAAATTCACCTGGAGTAAGCATTGATGGAATAACATCTGTTCCTATTATTGGTCCGCCCTTAGCAAATCTCTTTATTAGGCCACCAGCATATTTATTCTTTCCCCAGTTAGCAAATGAATTTGCTGCTGCAGCATTGCCTCCGAACTTCTTAAGATCTGCTGCAGCCTTTGCTTTTGCTGCTTTATCTGCATTTGCTTTTTGTACTGCCTCTGCCTTTTTCTTTGCTGCTTCAGGCCCATCGTATTTTTTAGCAAGGGCAGCAGCATTTCCCATTCTATTAAGATCTGCAAGATGCTGTCCAGCAACAGATCCAGCATTTTGTGTTGCTTTCTTTTCTGCAACCTTTTGTGCAAACAATGTAGAGTTTTGTGCAATGTTGGATGATATATTTGCTTCAAGACTCTTTACATGTGCCTTGGCTGTTGGATCAGTAATGCTCTTATATGTAGACTTGTATGGTACTGGTGTTGTTGCTGGGTTTACTCCAGATACCCCGCCAGTTACGACAGAACCACCCTTAGAGCCTCCTGTAGAGCCGTTACCTGTTGAACCATTGCCTGTAGAACCATCTCCAGTAGAACCATCTCCTGTAGATCCGTCGCCAGTTGATCCATCGCCAGTTGAGCCATCCCCTGTAGATCCATCACCAGTAGAGCCATCCCCTGGAGAACCGTTAGTCACGTAATTAACTGTAATAGTTACAGTCTTATCTTTAATAGCATCATAAAGAGCCTTAATTCTGGTCCAGATATCTTCTGCTGTACCGCTCTGAGCGTTAAAACTATCCAATGCATCTTTTAATTCTTTTCTAAGTTTTTCGTCCATCAAGGTCATCTGGGTTAGCATCTCTTCCCATTGATCTCTTGTTTGTCCAGCAACTATTCTATTTCTATCATTTGCAGCAATAATGTTTCCAAGAACGACTAACTGATATTCTAATGCAAGATTTTTTGTTAATTCAAGATTAATTGCATTTTGCAATGGAAGAATCTTATCCTTTTCAATTTGATAAATTCTTTCTTCGTGTGCTCTAATAGCAAGCAGTTTAACTTCTCTTGCCTCTTCTATTGCATATATAGCATCTTTAGTTTCTTGTATACTCTTTTGAAGAGCAAGTCTGGCTGGATCATTTTCAAGTGCATATATTTGTTGTGATATTTCCCAACGTCTTTCTTCAATTTGTTCTCTTGTTAATCCATTAGCATTTGTTAATCCATTGATTTCATTTTCTCTTGATTGCTGTAATGCATCGCTTTGGCCAGTAGCAAAATCTGCTGCATTGCCAGCCCTCATTGCTTGGGCAGCACGGGCAGCAGCAGAAATATCTCCTTGAGTTAAGGCATCAGCCAAATCAAGTTGCTGTTCTTGTTGACGAATAATAGAATCGTTAACCTTTTGAACTTCGGCTAATGCTTCTGCTTGCTTGTCATACTTTTCATTAATCTTTCCTGCTTGATAATCCATAACCTCTAGGTCATGAGAAAGGACATTAGATTCATCCTGAAGCGTCTTTATAGGACGCTCATACTTCATCTCTATTTCTCTTTCCCAGTCATCAATCTTTTCCTTAAGATCTTCTAGGACATACTTTAATTTACCAGTGACCTTCTGTCCATCTATGGTAAGGTTTAAATCTTTAACATCCATGTTTTCAATATCAGATTCAATCTTTGCAATCTCGTCACGAATCATGGAAATCTGATGTTCATAAATTGCAAGTTCAGCATTCATTGCTGATAGTGCTTCGTCGCTCTCTGTCTTTGTTCTACTCAATTGCTTAAATGTTTTTCCGCCAAGTTCTGGTGTTACTGAATTTTTTGGAGCCTTTAGCGTATACTCATCCATTGTCTTATATGCATCAAAAATCTTCATTGCTGCATCATAAGCCTTTTGGAACTTTTCAAGAGGTGTTAATAGATTTTTTTCAAGATCCTTTGATGATTCAGAACTAGCAATAAGATCAAATAGTTGCTTCATTCCATCTTTAGCATCTAATGTTCCAGCCTTAATAGCATCCATCACTGCAACCATGGCAATTAAATCTTCTGGATCTTGTATTGCATCATATATAGACGTAATGGAAAGTGCAACTTCCTTGCCTTCTGCGTCTAATGTTTTAAAGGCAGACAAGAAATTAATTAGTTCTGGGGTTTTCTTTAAAGCGTCAATTCTTGTTTGATTGGTTTTTGTTTTGTCTACCAAACCATTTATTTGTTCTCTTAGAACAGCCTGCTTAGTTAAAGCATTATTTGTCTTTAATTCTTGTGCTGTTATTTGTCCAGTTGCTATGGCTGTAACGTATGCCTGATTCTCCATAGCCTTTTCTATTTCTAAATTAGATAGACCAGCAGCCTTTAATTTTGCATATGCTTTATTTTGTTCGTCTATGTTCTTAAGTACATTCTGTTGCTCTATCTGGAACTCTCCTACAACGGCCTTATCCATTCCTTGGCGCATTGCGTTTCCTTCATCAGTTAATACAAAATCTCCCTTTTTGTATTTCTGAGTTCTGGTTTTCATCTTTCCAGTTTCGTAATCAAACTCTTTATACTTTTTGCTTCCAGCCTTTGTTG